TCTAACAAATCTTCCATCATCAGATCAACCATTGTTTTCAATTTTACCATTAATATATTCATCTACCATTTTATGGGTTCATTCCCATTTATCAGTATTTGGTTGATAAACTTGTTCATATTCATTAGCATTATTTGCTAATTTTCTTTTTCGTCTATTAATAATTTGTAAACTATCACCTGATTCCAGATACTGGGCTTGAACTTCTTTACCGCCTTTAAGTATAAATTTGTGATCTGGTGTACAATCAACATGGGTATCATTATCTATATGAACTCTAACTAATTGTGCATTTTTTCTTGTCTGTTCTGCTAGTTTTATTTTTGTTGGTATTACAGAATTTGTATCAAAATTAAATGAATATGTTCATAAATCAACTTCTTTATCATTATCAAACAAATCAGATATTTCTTTTATAGTTTTTGTTGTACCATCTAACAAAGATATTTTTGTATCAGGATAAAGGCATTTCGATCCGATCCCCTCTTCGTAGCCCAAAAAGGCTTTTGGTATTCTTAATGCTGCCATCATTTTGTTACGAAGATATTCAATATCTTCAATAGCATCATAATTTAATGCAGGGGCAATATCTATTTCTGTTCCAGATTCTCCACCCCTAACAGGAATAAAGAAGTCTTCTAATACATTCATTAGATTAAATTTTAAGTTATAATCACCAGTTGATTGATCCATAAATGGTATTTTTTTAGTTTGTTGAATAATTCCATTCATAAAATTATCAACTTCATCAGGTGGTATATTTCCAACATCTATTTTAAATATTCTTCTTTCAGGAGCTCTCATGATTCTATGAATTAACATAGCATCTTCCATTAGATGTAATTTCTTCCATGTTTTTCTAGCTCCCTCAATAGCACTTCTACCATATGGTAAAAAGTTTGAGTCTGATAATAATCTAAAGTGTGCAACTTGAAAGTTTTCTGCTGGTTCTCTTACTTGTTCACCTATAATAAATTTCAATTCATAGGGGTCATCAGGATTATCACCCTCTAATCTTTTAATATCATAAACTGATATTGGGATTACATTTGTAATACCATATTCTTCATGAATATCCAAATAGAGAAAAAAATCCCCGTACTTTGTTAAGTTCCGTACTCATGATGGTAGTGTAAATTCTATGTTTAGAATATCATAATACAGATTTTCCAATATCTCTTTAACATCTTGATTTTCAGATGTAATATTTAACACATCATCAAATTCATTTTTAGTCGTCGAATTATGACAATACAACTTTCCACCATCATTAGTTTCAATTGCATATATGTGATTGTCTCCAACATTCACTAAATCATATGCATCTTCCATGTTGGTTTTCTTTATTGATACTATTTTATGATTGTTACTTTCTACAAATTCACCAAATGTATTATAATCATAACTATGTATAAGATAATATAAATCATTTCTACTAATGTTTAATGATTTTGCTATTTTTTGCATGTTTCGTTTAGGATTAATATTATCTAGTATGAATTCATTTATTTTATTCCTTACTATACTCAATGTTATGTTATTATTATTTAATGTCTCTATTGAATTTATATTATTTGATAATCTTAAACTATTCAAATTGAACTTATTTCTAACAATTTTATTTAATTTTTTCTGAGTTGATCCCAATATATTGTATTTATTTTTCAATTCTGGATTTTTATATCCATTTTTTACATCATTAATATATTCATTAATATCTACATCACCTATTCTATTCTTATCTAATCGCCATCTAGGGTTTTCACTTCCTGTTCTATGTGTATTATACATTCCGTTTTGTTTTCCTGGTCTACTAGATATTTTCTTTCTTTCATCTTTTGTTAAACTAGAATAATATTTTTTTAAGTACTTTGATCTAAATTCACAAGCTGCTTTATATTCATCACTACTCATATTTTTTCATAATTGTTTGTGACCAATACTAATTTTTTTTCTCATTTTTTTTGACAATTCAGGATCACTCCATAAAGCAATATTATGATCTCTATGTAATTTAAAATGTTCACTAGGTTCTAATCATTCTAACTTATCTGGTGCATTATTTAATTTATTAAATGATTTGTGGTGGATATGAGCTTTTTTTGATTTGATTTTTTTTTGTTCATTTAATCTATTTGATAGTCTAGCTACAAGTCTATGAGTAAAATCAAAAATATTATTATTTTTTATCATTTCATATCCACTTAATTTTTTATTACTTATTTTTGTAGCCAATACTTTTAGACCTATTCCAACCTCTAGATTTTTTGTTTTAATCAGTTTTCCATTGTTGTCTACTCATATGTGATTTTCTGTTGATTCTATTTTTGTTCCATCATCTAATATTATTTCATACATCTGCTTCTTACCATTTAATGCAACTCTTTCACATTTAGACGGTATGAAATTATTATTATCTTTATCTAATCCATAGACTCAAAAATCGGTATAATTATCATCATATAATTCCTTAATTGTCTTTTTAGTGCCATCTAACAAAGGTATGATAGTTTTACCTACTATGCACTCCTCCGAGTAAAGATCTAATGCTGACGATATTATCGCGTCCCGGTCCATAGAATTATGAACGAAACAAATTTCAGTAGAAAAATTATGATACTTTTCAACAGTCATATCATACACATCTAATACTTTGTATTCTTCAATTGAAACTATTTTATGATTAAGTGTATTCAATATATAATCTTTTCAATTGTTCCAATCATAACTATTATCTTTTAAAATTTTACCTAATCGTCGTTCTGATATGTCCATTGTTTTGGCTATATTTTTTTTCAACATTGTTTTATTATTTTTTAAATAATCTAAAGATATATCTTTAACATCATTTAAGGTATAGTATTTATATCCTAGAGTTTCAATTATTTTTTTCTTAGTTGACTCACTTCTAGTTTTTCCAAACATTCCATTTTTTTCTCCAGACATGTGGTTTGGATTATTTTTATAAAATTCCTCAAGACTTTTAGATCTCTGTTCGTTTGATTTTTTAGTGTGACTTAATCCATAAAATGGATTATTTTTACCTACTCTTTCACCGTTTCATTTATGAGCCTTTCCTTTCAATCTATTTTTCACAGCTAAACATTGTTTATCATAATTTTCAGGTGCTCATATTATTTCTTTATTTATTTTAATGCAATGATATGATTTGTGTTCAGAATCATTCATTATTTTTAAATTTTCTGGTAAATTATTATCTTTATTGAAATCTTTATGGTGTACAACTTCATTATCATTTAAATCTCTATCAAATTGTTCTGCAATTATTTTGTGTTCTGCTTGTCATCCTTTAGAAAAATTATATAAAAATCTATAAGATTTATGACCATAAAACCTCTTCATATATCTAGGCATCACAGAATTACCAGCTTTTAGTTCATCAACCCGTTTATAATTTCCATCTCTCATTAAAAAAGGATGATTTGCGGTTGCAAATAATTCTTTACCATTATCAAATGTTACTTTATATGTCATTTCTGTTTTTGTTTTTCTAACAGAATGAGCTTTACCCAATTTAATTGAATCACTCTTATGATCATATGAATATACATAAAAGTTGTTTTCTTTATTTGGATATTCTATTGATAATTCTTCCAATGTTTTTGTTGATCCATCTGGTAGTGGTATTTTTGTTTCACCCGCCATACATTCATAATCTCTAAACAATTCAATTCTAGTATCACTATATGAATACTGATTCACTACACCTAAATTTATTGTATCACGTTTTCTCAACCTATTAAATCTGTCCACCTGATGTGCTAATTGCACAGTATCAGTGTCCATTATTTTTAGTTGTTTCTTTCCAATGTGGCGAACTATTACTTCGCCTGAAAATAATCTTTTTAATCCCTTAAAAAATTTGCTTTGTCCAGCCATTTGTCACCTCTTAACCTAATCATTCTCTCATATCTATTTTTTGACCCTTGTATGATTCTACATATGGATCATCTACTGAATTTCTATTATATAATCCTGCATTTGATGTTGTTTTAATATTTCCTAATATTGCTTTGGTTAAATCAACACCTTCTATTTTTAATTTTAATGATATTTCTCTAACTCATAAACCTATAGCTAATGATATAATTAAATCATCATTAAAACCTGAATCTGCCTCTTGTTTCCCAGATTTTGTTCATATACATGTATCTAATTCTGCTAATGTTCTAACTGATTGTATTATTATATTCTCACTATTAATTAATTTCTTCATATTTTCTAGTATTACTGGTCTAGTTTTAGCTGATGTTGTTCATCCTGGAACTGGTTCATATTTACTATCTAACTCTCTCTTCATTAACTGTGCTAGATTTAATGATAGTGTCAATTCACCTTTAATTGAATAATATAAATTTTTATATTTTTTATTTCTAAGATGATCTAAAACCGCTCAACCTTGAGCAGCATTTTCAACTACTAATAATGCATCATTGTATTCTGAGGCTATACTATATAATAAATTTGAAAAATAAATAGTTTCTACTTTACCTTTAAATTCACCAACTTGTTTTAAATTTAATGAATCTAATATATGAAATGCACTATAGTCACCTCCATCACCCCTTGCAACGTCAGCTGCTACGACATAAGTTCTGTCCATTTGTGGTAATTCTCATAATCATAGTTGATCACCATATCTTTTTTCTATTGGATCTTTTTGATATTTCTTTTTATATTCTTCAATAATTGTATAATCTACAACATTTCTACCAGAAGAAAGGTAAGAACAATTATGGGATATAATATCATCAACTATAAAAATGTTTCCATTTTCTACATTCACTATATCATATAATTCTATATCAGTTTTTATTACGTCTATTTTAGATATATATCTTTTAGTTTTATTAATAGAATCAATATAATCATCTATTTTTAATTCGTTTGCCCTTATAACATTTCCATTTTTAATAAATGGATGTTCTATAGAACAAACTATTGATTTATTATTATCAAACCTAATATTATAATATTTTTCTTTATTCAATTTTCTTATTCCGGTAAAATCTTGAAATCCTGAAGGAGTTAATATTTTATATCTATTATTGTTTAACATGTTAAAAACTCCATACATTTGTTAATTATGTTATCTGTATTTTTATAATATTCATTTTCATCAATTCTAAGAATATTAAATCCTCTAGATCTCAATATAGAATCTCTATTATTCATATATTTGTCTGTTTTTTTATAATATTCTGATGATCCATCAAATTCTATGTTTTTATTTTTATATAAAAAATCCAAAAAATAGCAAGATTGATCAACTCTTAATATTTCATTTTTTTTAAGTCCTACAGCATATTCTTTATTTAATTCTCCAAAATAACAATCATTATTATCTATTTTATCATATAATGATCAAAAAAGTTTTTGAGAAACTTTAGAATATTGTTTATTGTTTGAATGAATTTTTTTATAATGATTTACATATTTGTTAGCTCATTCATCTCCATACTTTTTCATAAATCATTTTTTAGTTAATATTCCTTTATAATTTTTTTTTCTTTTCTTTTGTTCTTTTTTATATTCTATTTTTCATAATAAATCAAATTTTCTTTTAAAATAAGCTTTAGATGGATATGATGGTTTACAAAATCTACAATATTTATTAAATTTTGTATAATCACAATTGTATGTTTTTCCACACTCACATCTAATACCTTCTATATCATAGTTATGATAAATTATAAATTTTATTCTTTTATAAAATTGTCTTTGGTGTTTTTTATTTCTAAATATTTCATCTAATTCTTTAGTATTTTCGTATATAGATTTATATAATTTTAAGTTTTCTTTTTGTAATGTTCTATTTTTTGCTTTACCTTCAAATTGTTTATAGTAATTATTTTTTAGTAGAATTTTTCTAGTTTCTTTTTTATCAAACACTATAGTAAGATTTTGACATTTTAATTTCATATTATCTCAACTTAATTTAGTGGGTCTAGCACTCATTATATAAATCCTCTAAAGTTATTTGTTTTATTTTATCTGTATATTTATCATAAATGGTTATCATAGAATTTCCACCTAAACAGTCGTTTTCTTGGCTGGCGTCATCAATACCTAATTCAATATCTTCATTATCTCTTCAAGCTTGATCTCTTTCTGGATGAACAAACCAAGGTAATTTCATAAAATTAAATCCATTTATACCTTGTTCAGCATCATTTCACACTTTATAAAATTTATTTGATTTTCCATTTGGTGTGCTTAAGAATATACCTTGTCCACCTGTTGCTAGAGTTTTAGTTGATGCTTTCCAAATTTCATCCATAATAGCATTAGGAATAAATGCCATCTCATCAATAACTAGTAAACTTAGTGCGTCTCCCCTCCCAGCATTTTTTGTAGCTGCAATTGCTTCTATTTGGGAATTGTTAACAAATACCATTTTTTGTTTTTGTGATTTTTCTTTTAATTTTGTTTGCAATCAAGATGGTAAAAAATCATACATGTATACAACTTTTTCAACAA